AGGTGGTATTAAATCTATGGTTACTGCTTTTGTAGGAATGGGTCTTGCTATTAAAGCACTTGGTATTGGTTTATTAATGGAGTCATTTAATATATTTAAAGATATATTAGGTAAGAATCAAGTAATTATGGATTTGTTTAGCACTACTGTTGGTGCTTTATCTATTGCATTTAATGATTTAATTGGTTTTGTATTAGACAACTTTCCTGCAGTCATAAAAGTATTTAAAGATGTATTTGAAAACCCTACAAAATATTTAAAAAAGTTTGGTGATTTAGTTAAAGAAAATTTAATTGAAAGGTTTAATTCATTTTTAGATACTATAGGTTACATTGGCGAAGCAATAAGCAAAGTATTTGAAGGTGATTTTGCAGGTGCTATGGAATCTGTTAAACAAGCAGGTAAAGAATCTGTTGATATATTTACAGGTGTTAATAATACAGTTGATAGAACAGGTAAGGCTTTAGGTGAAGCTGCCGATGCAATAGCTAATTATGCGGTTAAAACATTTAAAGCATCAGAAGCAAATGTTAAACTACAAAATTCTGCAATATTAGCTGCTGCAGAACAAGGTAAGTTAGTTGAGCAATACGATAGGCAAGCAGAAAAATTAAGACAAATTAGAGATAATGATTTATTAAGCATTGATGATAGAATTAAAGCTAATAATGACTTACAAAAAGTTTTAGAAAAGCAACAACAAGCTATGATTGCACAAGCTAATTTACAAGTTAGTGCAGCACAAGCTACATATTCAATGAATAAAAGCATTGAAAATCAAGCAGCAGTTACAGAAGCTTTAGCAAATAAAGAGGGTGTGCTTGCACAAGTTGAAGGGTTACGTAGTGAGCAAATAGCAAATAGTATTTCTTTACAAAAAGAAAAAATTGCTATGGGTCAATCACAAATTGAAGGTTTAAATGCATTAGCTATTGAGCAAAAGAAATTTGATGAAGAATTAGAAACTAATGAATTAAAAAAATTAGAGAAACAAAAAGCAAATTTAGAAGAAGAAAAAAGTATTGAGTTACAAAGACTACAAGCTAAAATAGATACTGCAGTTGTAGGTACACAAGCAAGAGTAGATGCTGAATTAGAATACGCAACTAAAAAGCAAGAAATAGATAATGCTTTAGTTCTTAATGCAGTAGAAACAAAAAAGAAATTATTAGAACAAGAACAAGCAGTTGCAGATGGTAAGAAAGCAATACAAGAAGCAACACTATCAAGTATAGAAGGTGGTTTAGGTTTATTAAAAACTTTGTTTGAAGGAAACGAAGCAATTCAAAAAGGATTAATTATAGGTGAAAGCGCGGTAGGTATTGCAAGAATTATAATCGGAACACAAGCAGCCGATGCAGCCGATACAGCAGCAGCAGCTTTAATGGGTCCATTTGGAGTTGGATATTTAGCAACTAAAAAAGTATTGAATAGAGTTAGTGCAGGTATTGGTATTGCATCGAATATTGCAGCTACTTCAAAAGCATTATCCGCTTTAGGTGGTGGTGGCGCTCCAAGTGCAGGAGCAGGTGTTAGTGGAGCAGGTGGTGGTACTGTATCTATGCCTCCTGATTTTAACGTTGTAGGTGCAAGTTCTACGAATCAATTAGCACAAACAATAGGCAACCAACAAAACACGCCTGTACAAGCCTATGTAGTATCAAACGATGTAACAACAGCGCAAGCATTAGATAGAAATATCATTAAAGGTGCAAGTTTATAGTAATTAAAACAAAACAAAATTTAATTTATTTTAATAATATGAAGATAATAGAACTAATAATAGACGAAAACGAACAACTTTCAGGAGTTGATGCAGTTTCAATAGTAGAATTCCCTGCAATAGAATCTAACTTTATTTCATTAAACAAGCAATTAGCATTGGCTAAAGTTGATGATGAAAAACGTATCTTAATGGGTGCTGCTTTAATTCCTAATAAGCAGATTTATAGAAGAAATGGAGAAGAAGAATATTATATTTTCTTTTCAGAAGAAACTGTACGCAAAGCAAGTGAATTGTTTTTAATGAATTCAAATCAAAACAACGCAACATTAGAACACGAAAAAGAATTGAAAGATTTAAGTATTGTAGAATCTTGGATTGTTGAGGATGTTGAAATGGATAAATCTAAAAAATATGGTTTAGATGCACCTGTAGGTTCTTGGATGGTTTCTATGAAAGTAAATAACGATGCTATTTGGAATGACTTTGTTAAAACAGGAAAAGTAAAAGGGTTTTCGATTGAAGGATATTTCAGTGACAAATTAGAAATGAGTTTAGAACTTGAAAAAGAAAAAGAACTAATAAATAAAATTAAATCAATAATAATTAATGCTGAATCTAATAAATAAAATTATGGGAAATAAAACAAGTTCACCAAAAGGTGGAAAAAGAGGATGTCTTTGTAAAGATGGGAAGTATAGTGCAGAATGTTGTCAAGGCGAATTGCAAGAACAAGGTATTGGAGCAACAGTATCACAATCAAGTGGTGCAGTTACAAACACAAATGCACCAAGAACTATTGTTACAAACAATGGCTAATTTATAACAAAACTAAATAATAATAATTTAACTAATAAATACTTATTAATATGAATGTAATTAATGAAATTAAAACTCTTTTGGGTATGGATGTAAATCTTGCTCAAATGAAACTAATGGATGGTGTTACTGTTTTAGAAGCTGATGCTTTTGAAATGGATAATGCTGTTTTTATTGTTAATGGTGAGGAAAAGATTCCTGTACCTGTTGGAGAATACGAATTGGAAGATGGTATGATTTTAGTAGTATCTGTTGAAGGTGTTATTGCTGAAATTAAAGAACCGAAGGTAGAAATGCCTGAAGAAGAAATGCCTGAAGCAGAAGTAGAAGTTGTTGTTGAAGCACAAGCAGAAACAGCTACTCCAAAAAGAATTGTAGAATCAGTTTCTAAAGAAATGTTCTTTGCTGAAATTGAAAAATTAAGAACTGAAATTGCTGAATTAAAATCAGTAAAAGAAGTTGTTAAAGAAGAATTAAGTTCAGAAGTTGTTGTTGAACCATTAACACATTCTCCTGAAGTTAAAAACGAAGTTAAACTAAATAAATTTTCACCTAATCGCCCAATGACTACACAAGATAGAGTTATGGCAAAACTTTTTAATTAAATAAATTATGGCTACTACAACGTCAATTACAACTACCTATGCGGGTGAGTTTGCAGGAAAATATCTTTCTGCTGCATTATTATCAGGTTCTACTATTGCAAATGGTGGAATTGAAGTAATGCCAAACGTTAAATTCAAATCTGTTATCCAAAAAATCGCTACTGATGCAATCGTTAAAGATGCAACTTGTGATTTCGATGCAACTTCTACAGTTACTTTAACTGAAAAAGTTTTATTGGCAGAAGAATTTCAAGTAAATTTACAACTTTGCAAGAAAGACTTTCATTCTACTTGGCAATCAGTAGAAATGGGGTTCAGTTCTTTTGATTCTTTACCAACATCATTTGCTGATTTCTTGATTTCTCACGTTGCTGCTAAAGTTGCTGAAAAAACTGAACAAAACATTTGGAGAGGTGCTACAGCTAACGCAGGTGAATTCAATGGATTTACTGCTTTATTAACTGCTGATGCAGGTTTACCTTCTGCACAAGAGGTTGCAGGAACTACTGTAACTGCTGCAAACGTAATTGCTGAACTTGGAAAAATCGTTGATGCTATCCCTGCTAAACTTTACGGAAAAGAAGATTTGTATATCTACGTTTCTCAAAACATCGCAAGAGCTTATGTTCGTGCTTTAGGTGGATTTGGAGCTTCAGGTTTAGGAGCTAATGGTGCTAACGCACAAGGTACACAATGGTACAACAATGGTTCTCTTTCTTTTGACGGAGTTAAAATCTTTGTTGCAAACGGATTAGCTTCTAACGTTGCTATTGCTGCTGAAAAATCTAACTTATTCTTTGGAACAGGTTTATTATCTGACCAAAACGAAGTAAAAGTTATTGATATGGCTGACATTGATGGATCACAAAACGTAAGAGTAATTATGAGATTTACTGCAGGTGTTCAATACGCTATTGTAGAAGATATCGTTACTTACGGAATCACAAACAGCGCTAACTAATACTAATTTAGTTTATTTAAATAAGGGGTAGGAAATTGAATACCTACCCTTTTTTTTTAACTTTTAAAAAATAAAACTATGCCTTGCGATATATCATTAGGAAGAGCCGAACAATGCAAAAATAGCATCGGTGGATTGAGAGCAGCATACTTCATTAATTGGGGTGATGCTACAACGGTAACTTATTCTGCAACTGCAGGACAAGAGGATGTAATTACAGCTTTAGGTGGAACGCCTGTTGGTTACAAATATGAATTGAAGGGAACTTCAACATTTGAACAAACTGTAACTTCATCAAGAGAAAATGGAACTACATTTGTAGACCAAAAATTAACTTTAAGTATTAATAAATTAACTATTGCAGACCACAAGCAGTTGAAATTATTAGCTTATGGTAGACCACAAATCATAGTAGAAGATAACAACGGAAACTTCTTTATGGCAGGTTTAACAAAAGGTATGGATTTAGTTACTGCAACTATTTCAAATGGTGCTGCTATGGCTGACAAGAGTGGATATTCTATGGAGTTTCAAGGTATGGAACCTGTACCTGCAAACTTTGTAACAGGACCATTAACTACAAGTATTTTAGCTTCTATTGTTGAAGGTACTGTAGCATAATATTATTGTTTGTTTTTTTTAAAGAGGGTGCTATTTATTTAGCATCCTTTTTTGTTTTAAAACAATTTTGAATATAAATTATTAATATATAAAAATAGTTTATGATAATTTTAAGGAAACAAACTACAGCACAAAGTTTAACATTTATTCCACGTGAATATAGTGCTAATACTATTGTTTTAAGAAACGAAACTACAAATGAAGAAACTACTATAACAGCTTCTTTTGCTTTGTCAAGTTATTATTTAACTACTTCTACTATTTTTGATTTAAAAGAAAATACATTTTATAATTTAACTATTAAAAATGGTGCTAATATAGTTTACAAAGATATTATCTTTTGCACAAACCAACCAAACGATACATATACAGTAAACCAAAATCAATACGTAGCAAACGTTACAAACAACGAATTTAAAATTTATGAGTAATATATCAATAGTAAATTTAAGTGCTTATACAAGCCCTGTAATACAAGAAAATAAAAAGAATAATTACATTGAATACGGAAGTGATAATAATTACTTTCAATATTTAATTGATAGATATTTATATTCAGCTACCAATGGTGCAATTATTACAGGTATTGCTAATATGATTTATGGTAAAGGTTTAGATGCTTTAGATTCTAACAAGAAGCCAAATGAATATGCACAAATGAAATCTATAATTAAGGATTCAGATTTGCGTAAAGTAGCTTTAGAACGTAAGTTATTAGGAATGGCTGCTATGCAAGTTGTAATGCAGAATAAAGTAGTTAAACAAGTATTACATTTTCCTATGCAAACTTTACGTGCTGAAAAATGCAACGATAAAGGACAAATAGAAGCTTGGTACTATCACCACGATTGGACTAAAAAGAAAACAAGTGAAGATGCAAAACGTATTCCTGCTTTTGGTTTTGGTAATGGTAATGAAGTAGAAATATATGTTATCCAACCTTATGTATCTGGATTTGATTATTATTCTCCAATAGATTATTCAGGTTCTTTACCTTATGCTTTATTAGAAGAAAATATTGCTGATTATCAAATTAACGATGTTCAAAACGGATTTAGTGGCACAAAAGTAATCAACTTCAATAATGGTATTCCTTCAGAAGAAATGCGTGATAAAATGAAGCGTGATGTAATGGGTAAATTAACAGGTGCAAGAGGAGAAAAAGTTATTATAGCTTTTAATGCTAATGCAGAAAGTAAAACTACTGTTGAAGATTTACCATTAAACGATGCGCCTGCACATTACGAATATTTATCTAAAGAATGTTTTGATAAATTAATTGTAGGTCATAGAGTTACTTCGCCAATGTTATTAGGAATTAGAACAGGTGATGGTGGATTAGGTAACAATGCAGATGAAATTAAAACTGCTACTTTATTATTTGATAATATTGTTATTAAACCATACCAATTAGAAATAATTGATGCTATCGATGAAATATTAGCTGTTAATAGTATATCATTAAAATTATATTTTAGAACAATACAACCGTTAGAATTCGTTGAAACAGAAGGTTTAGATGCACAAACAACTGAAGAAGAAACAGGAGTTAAACTTTCAAAGCATTTAGATGATATTGATTTAGATTCTTTCGGTGAAGAAATAGATTTAAACGAATGGGAATTAATTGATTCACGACAAGTAAATTATGAAGATGAAGAAGAATTAGATAAAGAATTAGAAGCTTTAAATAATCCTAAACAATCTACATTAAGCAAGATTTGGAACTTTGTAAGTACAGGAACTGCTATACCTAATGCAAGTAGTGAACAAGATGGTGCATTATTTAAATCAAGATACAGATATAGCGGTAAAGAATCAGAAAATAGTAGACAATTTTGCAAGAAAATGTTATCTGCTAATAAGTTATATCGTAAAGAAGATATTCAAAGAATGAGTTCAACAGCTGTTAATGCAGGTTGGGGACCGAAAGGTGCTGATACTTATGATGTATTTTTATACAAAGGCGGTGGAGCTTGCCATCATTTTTGGACTCGTGAAACATATAGAAAACGTGCTGATGTAAATAATCCTAATGCGGAACAAATTAGTGCTGCAACAGCAAGAAAAGAAGGCGAAATATTACCAACTAACAATCCATTAGTATATCAAAAACCGATTGATATGCCTAATCAAGGATTCTTACCTAAATAATTAATAAGAAATGGCGAAGGCTTTATTTATCACAACAAACGATTTAGTTAAACATACTATTATAAATGGTAATGTAGACCCTGATAGCTATACACAATATATCTTTCAAGCTCAACAAGTACATATACAAAACTATTTAGGGACTAAACTATACAATAAGATTAACGATGGTATTGTAGCAGGTAATTTAGCAAGTCCTTATACAACGCTTTTAAGCGATTATATTAAAATGATGGTAATACATTGGACTATGGTAGAATATTTGCCTTATGCATCTATTAAAATCAGCGAGAAAGGTGTATTTAAACATAATTCTGAAAACAGTACTGTAGTAGATAAAACAGAAATAGATTTTTTAATTGAAAAAGCACGTGATACTGCACAAAGTTATACTAATAGATTTATAGATTATATGACTTTCAATCAATCTTCTTTTCCTGAATATAATTTGAATTCAAATGCAGATATGTACCCGGATAAAGATGCAAATTTTTCAGGATGGGTGCTATAAAAGAAACATATAAACCAAAAGAAACTAATGTTAAAAAATTAGAAATCTTTTTAAATAAATTAGAAAAGCAAAATGGCAAATAATATCGATTGGGGTCAAGGTGCAAATAACAACACGATTGGTTGGGGTCAAGGTGCTGCAAACAATTCTATTAATTGGGGTTATTCTCACTATGTAAGTTATGCAGGTGAAACAGAAATAGTAGGAAATGAAAGTATTATAAACACTGATTTTAGAACAAGAGTTACAACTGATTCAGGATATTATGAAGCAGAATCTTGTTTATTACAAACATTAGAAAATTTAGATAGATTATGAGTTTATTAGATAAAGCGTCGTTAATAGTTACGCCAAATGCGTATAAAGAAAGCAAGTTATATTCAGTTGTTCCCTCAAGTGGAGCAGGCGATATGGATGTTGTTCGTGCTACAACAGCAACGAGAGTAAATAGTGCAGGATTGATTGAAGTAGTGCCGAGAAACTTATTGACTTATTCAGAGCAATTTGATAATGCTGCTTGGACTAAAAATGCAGCGACTATTAGTGCTAATTCAATAGCTGCTCCAAACGGATTTACAACTGCAGATAAATTAGTGGAAGATACAACAAATGATGCTCATTATTTAGATATACGACCAACAGTAAATAATTCAATAAATATAAGTAGTATTTATGTAAAAGCTGCAGGAAGAACTAAATTTCAATTAAGAGAGGGAAGTAATGGAGATTTAGCAACTTTTGATTTATCAAGTCCAAGTGGGAATATTCAAAGCGTTGGTAATGATTGGTATCGTGTTTGGTTATCAACTACGCCTGCTGCAACAACTTATATTTTTCAATTAAGATTATTAGATAATTCAGGGAATTTAATTTATACAGGAAATGGCACAAGTGGATTGTATGTTTGGGGCGCTCAATTAGAAATAGGCTCAACAGCAACAGAATATTTTCCTACAACAACACGTTTAAATATACCACGTATTGATTACACAAACGGAAGTTGTCCGAGTTTATTGGTAGAGCCACAAAGAACGAATATTTGTACTTATTCGGAGCAATTTAATAATGTTATTTATGCTAAATCAAATGCAACAATTACAGCAAATTCAATTATTAGTCCTGACGGAACTTTAACAGCGGATAAATTTGAAAGTATAATAGCGGGAGTTCCTGAAATGGTACAAGCTACACTTAATTCAAATGCTAAAACTATTAGTTTTTATGCTAAAGCAGGAAATGTTAATTTTATAAGTTTATGGATAGGCTCTGAAGTTAAATTTAATTTAAGTACAGGTACAGTTGTTTCAGGAACAGGTAGTATTCAAAACGCAGGGAATGGTTGGTATCGATGTATTGTTCCAAATACAACATTTACAAATTTTAATCCATTTTTTGTAGCTTCTGCAAGTGGTGAATTTGTTTATTTATGGGGTGCTCAAATGGAAGTAGGTAGTTACCCAACTTCATATATTCCAACAGTAGCCTCATCTGTAACTCGTAACGCTGATGTTATTTCTAAAACAGGAATAAGTAGTTTAATAGGGCAAACAGAGGGAACTATATTTATTGATGCATATAGAACAAATAAAAGCACAAATTACCAAGCAATACTTGGTTTAGGAAATGGAACTTCAAGTTCTGAAATGATGGAATTCTTTTTTAGAGCTTCAAACGAATTGACTATTGGTGTTTATAATTCAGGACAACAATTTGTAAATACTTCAGCTATTTCAAGCGGTAGACATAAAATTGCACTTGCATATAAATTAAATGATTATGCACTTTATATTGATGGTGCTTTAATAGCAACAGACAATTCAGCTACTGTTCCAACAATGAATAAACTAAATATAGGTGGATTTAATTATGCGTCAGGTGATGAATATTCAGATGGAATTAATTCTGTTCAACTTTACAAAACACGTTTAACAAATACTGAACTTGCACAATTAACAACACTATAATGATATATAAACTTAATTATTTAGACAAAGAAACTGCAATAAAAGACTTCTTAAAAAAAGGAGTCTTAATTGAGGTTGAGGATTTAAAAAAAGAAAAGCAACTTGCTTACGGA